TGCATTACCAAAAGTACTTGCGACACCAAGAACACCCTGTTCTACAGAATTGATACCATTAAGAAGAGATTCTTGTAGTCTAAAGTTTTTGCGTTTATCTTCAACTTGTGCGGCTGCACTTTTTACACCAGCCTTTGCACCATCGGCCATCATTTTAAGTGGTGCAAGAATTGTAAGGGCTGGATTATTTTTAATAATCGCATCCTTCTGCTGTTGCATAATTTTTACGGTTTCTGCTCTTGTTTGAGCATTCGCCTCTGCAGCGTCAGTTCCGTTGTTGATTAACTGTTGTCTGATTGACATCTGTTCTTTACGAGATTCTTTAACTGCATCAGTATTCTTTGCTAGTTCTGCGGCATCTGCCTCTGCCCGAGCCTTTATAGATGCAGTTAGATTCTTAAATCCCTCTACAGTTGCCTTTGTCAGACCCTTAAATTCTTCAGCGGTTTTCTTATCCTCAGCCATTAACTAGTTCCTATTTCTTTGCAGAGATTGCTTCTTTACCATAGAATGCTGCAACAATCGCTGCAACAGACACAAAGTAAACTGCAGCCATATCACCTAAGATTTTACCTGCTTGATCCAATCCTAACCACACTGCAATTACTACTGCAAATGGGTACAACAACATACCACTTAAAGCGAACCAAGCCATGTTTCGCTGGGCATCCTGTTTCTTATCTTCATTTTCCATGTCCAAACGCTTGTCAGCGAGTTCAATCATTCTTTCTTCACGCATCATTTCCTCATCACTTACTACACCGTTACCATCAATATCCAAGTGTGCATACTTGGAATCTATTTCTAATTTCTTTGCAGCCATTCCTCTACTCCTAAACTATTTATTGCGTTGGTTCGCCTCTCTTTGTCTTGCTCTCATCTTTTCATCTTCCAAATGTTGCATTAGTAGGGCTATGTAAATCTCCCTCTCCCAAGGCAACATTTCTTCTAGTTCAGTTAAGGAATAGTTGTGGTGTTGCATTAGTCCAAAATTAGTCTTGTAATAATTCTCTAGACTATTATGGGAGAGGGATACTAAAAAAAATCTTGCATCCCCTGTAGTACAACTTCACTTTCTACTTTGGTTTTAGGATTAGTAACCTTAACCGAATGTTTCACTTTTGGCATGGTATTGAAGAACTCTTGAACTTTCTCAAACTGATCATGTGTCATTGATTCAACAAATTCATTCAAATCATCTTCTGCCATATCAATTTTTTCATACACATTATTACTATCATATACCTGTCTGATACACGATTTGATAACACCAAACATTGCATCGACTTCATCATCCATGTTCAAATGTGCAACTGAATCCACTTTTGGATAATCCATAATTATACCAATTTCATCTGTTAGTCTGATATTCGTATCGTGTCCAACTTCATTGACACACTTTACATCCATCAAATTAACTTTTACTGATACCTTTGTCTCATTATCATCTGGACAAGTAACAATCAAGTTTACTTCTTCACCAATCGACTTTGCTCTAAGGTTAATAAAAATATATTCCAAATCAAATGTTGGAAGATTATTTGCATCAACCTTTTCAAAGGTACAAGCGTTAATTACTTCTTTTACTGCTCTTAAAATGTCTGCCTGTTCGCCAGACGTTTGGGCCATCAATAAGGCCTTTTCTTCTTTTACAAGGAACGGACGATACTCAACCTTTTCGCCCGTACTTGGAATCGTCAACTCATATTTCGCCGAGGCGAGTTTAGGTAATGCCATAATATTTCTCCTATTGCATTATTAAAAGTCAAAATCTAGTCCACCAAAACTAGAAACAAATTGCCCTCTCTGTATTGGGGCTGTTGTTGATACCGCTGGACGGTACGCATCATTTTTTGCACCACCCAATCCATCAATGTGAAAATGTTCTTTGAAAACAAATTCAATATCAATCTTACCAATATCACCACTATCCTGTGCATACTCAATTGCACCAATTGTCTTTGGATAACACTCAAGTAGTGATATACCTGCCTGTCTCTCATTACTTCTATTTAACTGGTATATTTGAATATTTCTTTTATAGTTGTCATAATATTCCAAGTTATATGTTGTTGGACTGAAAATCATGTCCATCCAATTCATAAAGTATGTTCTCTCAAAATGATCCCCAGAAAGATAAAATGTCATGGAAATAGTTTCAGCATAGGTTACACCTTGTGCCATCTGATAGGTAGGGCCATATACATTTTCATCAGTTGTGGTTCTAAGGTTCTTGCCAGGGATTGATGCACTTACAACTTTAAATGAAGTGTGCCTGTCATCCGAAATGTTTGGGTTTGCTTCAAACGGTGAGATAATTACTACCTCAAACCTGTTTAGAAAAGCAGGGCCACCTTTGTCATAAAACTTGGAAATGAATTCTTGAAGTGCCATTGTTATCTCCTAGGCTGATTGTTTATTCTTCTAGAATCTGCATACACCTTAGTTTCTTTTGCCCGTACAAATCTCTGTACAGGTAACAGAACTGCAACCATCATTTCATCTGCTGTTATAACTCTAAAAGGTGTTTTAACGTGTTCATACAAATATCTTTTGATTGTTGGACGTACCATCTGGTTTCTTTTGATTCTATTCCATGTCAATCTGAGTCTTGTTCCTTCATCAAAATTATCATCACTTGCATATTCAGACATGATATTCAACAGTCTGATACGCATAGGTATTGACAAGTAGTGAAAGTTCAATCCCATAAACCCTTCAGTGTACAAACCACCTGTAGGCTGAACTGGTAGGATAAGTGGGAATCTATCGTAGTATGGCAGAACATTCTTATCATCCTTATATTTCGGACTATACATGAAGAAATTCATTCTACCAAAGTCAGGCCGTGTGGGGGATACCCTTCCCTCACGCACCAACTGTCTTGGTGGAATATCACCAAGTTCTTTTATCTTGTCACGAAACCAACGGATACTTCTGTCTTTGCCGCCAGTTTTTTCTAGTATATTTTCAATTATCTCAGCCATACACCTATTTATACGACTACCCTAGATGGTCTTCAGTCAGTATTTTAAATTCCATCTTTCTGTCGTTACAATATTCTATCGCTGCTTCCCACTTTGCTTTGTTCACACCCCATGTACGGACTTCTTGAACAAATCGTGGTGTCTTACGTTTTAGTTGTTTGGGAGGGCCACATTGTGCTTTGGGTTTGACTTCTATCAACATCTTTTTGATAGAACCATCAGACTGTTTTACTTTGACATAGAAATCTGGAAAATAACGGTGGATACGACCATCCAGAGGGGAACGGTAAGGTATGATAATTTCCTCACTTCCCCATTCTAAAATGTTGTCATTCCTGTCACAATAAACCATGAACTTGCGTTCCCAAAGGCTTCTATAAATAATATTAGATGCATCACCCTTGTATTTTTTTGGTTTTGATGGAATATATCTACCTCTGTATGCCATGCCGATATAAATACTTTCACAATGTATAGGACTATTTAGATGCTAAGATCAACAATCAAAAGAAAAAACAGTGGTTCTATTGGTAGGAACTTTATGTCGTATCCACAAGAATTGGGTACGATGAAACGCCATGACCACTATGTAATGTTCTACATCAATATGCAGGCGAATAGTCAAATCAATTTTGGACAGAACGACACAAGTTTTGATACGAGAACAAACCCACCTGGCTCTGTAAGTGCAGAGGCAACCACCCTATCAGTAAAAAGAGCCCCAACCAAGAGATTGTCTCAAGCAATCGCTTTGTATATGCCTGCACAACTAGAACTTCAAACTTCAATCTCATATGGTGAACCAGAAATTGGTACTGCCGTTGCAAATGTTATGAGTACAATTGATGGATACAACTCTGGTATGGGTATGGATCAAATGGCAAAATCAATTGTCGAAAAAATTGGTAATACCGCCCAAGACGCTGGTATGGCTATCTTAGACGAAATTGCCCCTGGCGCTCGAGCAGTAAGAGACATTCGTGCTGGTAAGGTTCGTAACAATAGATCAGAGATGGCCTTTGAAGGACTCGATAGAAGGAACTTTTCGTTCTCATTTAGAATGTTACCAAAGAATGCAAAAGAGGCTGAAACAATCGAAGAAATTATTACCACCTTTAGATTTCATTCACTTCCAGAACTAGATGGAGAAGATGACACAGGTAGAACTATGATTATGCCTTCTACCTTTGATATCGAATATCATCCAAACACACATTTGCATAAAATTTCCACATCTGTTTTAACTGGTGTAGATATTAAATATGGTGGAGAGAGAGTTCAGTTCTTCAATGACGATCAACCAGTAGAAACAGAACTCACTCTGAACTTCAGAGAACTAGAGATTATCACAAAAGAACGTGTACTAGCAGGATTTTAATCATGGCATTTTTCAGACAGTTTCCAAAAGTAGATTATGATATTCGTGGTGATAAGACAAAAGTTATAGTGACAGACCTTACAAGAAGAACTAGGTTTAGGGATTTCACAAAGTTGAACAATGTTGCATTCGACTTCTATGATGTCAAGGATGGCGAAACCCCAGAATATATTGCAAATGAATTCTATGGTGATCCAGAATTGCATTGGGTTGTTCTTATGGCAAACGACATTGTAGATTATTATACAGAATGGCCTATGACTGTTCCTACCTTTGAGACATATATAAAAGAAAAGTATGATGATGTAAATGGTATTCATCACTATGAATACCCACAAGATTCTGGTGACACGACAAAACTAATAGAACTTCCCAACGAATCTGCAACAACAATTCCAATTGATGCAGTAATAGTTACTAACTATGACTATGAGGAACGACTACAGAATGAAAGAAGAAGAATACGTTTATTGCGCCCAGAGTTTATTGCTCAGGTGAAAAAAGAATTCAGAAACAAGATGAACGGATAACTTAATGGCGGAATTAAAATACGCTGGTGAATTTATTGTTGATGAGTGTACATTATGTACAGTCGGTGGAAATGAACTGGACTTGAAAGAACAGTTTACAACTCTTACCTTATTTGAGGACATCCACACAAATTCTATCACTGGCAATATCTCATTTTCAGATACAAACAATCTTACTGCAAACCTATCAATTGTAGGACAGGAAAAGCTGCGTCTAGTGGTTGCAACACCAAATGCAGATGATGATTATAGAAGAGATATTGCAATTAACTTCACTGATAATCCACTTCATGTTTACCAAGTTACAAATAACGTATCAATAAACGATAGAACCAAAATCTTTACTCTTAGATTTACCACAGGTGAATTTATCAGAAATCAGCACGTTAGGGTTCAACAGGCATTTACTGGTGAACCAGCAGAAATTATCAGAAGTATTCTCAGAGGCCCAGAATATCTAAACTCAAAGAAAGATTTCTTTTACGAAGAAACTACAAATCTATTCAAGTTGGTTGCACCAACAAAACGCCCGTTTGAGTTTATCAATCAATTGTCCACCAGATGCCTATCGAAAGAATATAACTTTTCGTCATCATTTCTTTTCTATGAAACTTGTGAGGGATATTTTCTAAGAACCCTCGACAGTATGATGGACAGAAAAAATCCAAAGATGGTATACAGGGAATTAACCCCATCTGCAAATCAAGGCGATGTTGCTCTAAACCTTAACAATCTTATCAGTTACAATGTTAAGGATTCTAGAGATACAATTTTACAGTCTAGCGCTGGAATGATGGGTTCTAATTATCTGGAAGTGGATACTTACAATAAGACTAGCACCCCATTCACATATAATTATGCAGAGGACTATGAGAAACAGATTCATGTAGATGAACATAATGGATATGGTTCACGGAAATCAATACCGTTCTCTATGGCCAGAGATGACTATGGAAATACAATCACAGAATATCCACAGACTGTACAGTATCTTCAATACACACAAAGAAACAAACCAGTAGAAGATGGTGGACTATTGAACCCAGCATATGACGTTGATATAGACTACAACGGACATGATGTTTGGTTACAAAGAAGAAGAGCAAGAAAAGTATCACTAGACACTGCAATCACTATGCAGTTAAGAGTGCCAGGCAATACTACAGTCCATGCTGGAGACATGGTTGGAGTACAACTCAAAAACCAAACAGACACAGAATCAGAACTTGACCCATATCTATCTGGTAAGTATCTGGTTACAAATCTGAGACACGAATTTAAGAATGGGCCTGGCAGACAGATGCACGACTTACACTTAGACTGTATTCGTGATACCGTTCAAAAACCATATCCAAACAAAGGTGTTACTATCAGAGATGGGGGTAAACAAAACGATACCCTTATCCCAAGAGGCGATAGTGATCCAAACGAAATAATCTTTTAATAGAAGGAGGACTAACTTCAACTCAAATCTTGTTATGTATTTCAACTCAAACATGAAAGAGGCAAAGATGACTGCAAAACTCAAAAACCGAATCAAAAAAATGAACTTCCAAAAACAGATTACTAGAAGGGTGGTGAATGAGGAAAGAGAGGATACTAAATACTATGAAGAGATATATCGAAAACGAACGATGGAGTTGTTAGGAATACAAAATGAAAACATTTACGGAACTGCAAGAGGGAGTCTATGATCCCAATATATTCAAAGCAATTTTCCTAGCAGGTGGGCCTGGCAGCGGTAAATCATACGTTGTCAGGCGTACCACTGGTGGACTTGGTATGAAGATTGTCAACAGCGATGACATCTATGAAAAGATGTTGAATGATGCCGGACTAGATACTACACCAGAGGACATCTACTCTGACAAAGGACAAGAGATTCGTGGTAAGGCAAAGGGAGTTACAAGTCGTATGCAAGGTAACTTCTTGGAAGGTAGACTTGGTTTGATTATTGATGGAACTGGTAAGGACTTCAATAAGATTGCAAAACAAGCTGCTGGACTAAAACAACTAGGTTACGAATGTTCGATGATTTTTGTCAATACCTCTTTGGATACTGCATTAGAACAGAATCGTAAGAGAAAGAGAACTCTGCCGGACGATCAAGTAAAGACTATGTGGAATGAGGTTCAGAAGAATATTGGTGGATTCCAAAGACTATTTGGTTCTTCTAACTTCATTGTTATTGATAATAATATGGCAGGAGAGGATGTCTTTGAAAAGGCATGGAAGCGAGTCGCAATGCTGATTCGCAAAAAAGTGTCGAATCCTATTGCAAAACGGTGGATTTCCCAAGAATTATCAAAAAAACGTAAATAATTTTTCAAAAAAAATCATAAGACCCTGTTTTTA